ATAACTGTTGAGGATTTGGACTATATTTTGGCAAGTTTAAAAAAGTTTGGAGCCATACATAAGGTTCCATATGCATGGATATTAAAAGTAGGTTCAATTTATCACAGGTATAAAAAGTATGTTGAGGAAAATATAGATATATTGGATGATTGTTGGACCAATTTTGGCCAAACGGAAAACTTTGACCCGGTAACAAATAGCCCACTTAGAAACTATGGATTAGTAATTAACGGAGCGAATATTGATATTGTTTTAGAAAAAGACACCATAATTGGGGCCGAAACTTCGACACTTATTAATACAGGATTTTATCCAAAACTTATAAATGACTTTAATGTTTTTTATCAGGGGTACTTAATTTACAGTGATTTTACAGATACCGACATTCAAAACGGTTTTAGTAGCGGAGTAACTTTAAACTATGTTGCGGACGCCATTATCAACGAACCCGAAGGTTTTGACAATGCAAACCTAATGAGAGATTTACGAGTTATACCATGGTCTGTTAGTATTGATAATCTTATAAAAACTTTCACATATCCTTTACCTTCACAAGGTTCTTTACTTAACCAAACATTCAATGAGTGTTTTATTAAGGAGGGGAATGTTGATAAATTAAAGATTGAGGTTAAGGGTAATCAATCCATGTACGACGGCTCAATTAGAAATTTTTGGGCGGCTCCTCACTATGGATATTTTGATTTATCAAAAATTAAAAAACCTGAACATGATGAGTATATCAAGATAATCTTTACTGAAAGTGATGTTGAATCACAAGAAAATTTCGGACTCCACAATCCAACAATTGGGTACTCGAAGATAAGTGAAATGTTCTCGGCGTTTAACAAAGAAATATTGGATAAATTTGAAATCGAATTCCTAAATTTTTCAAAATCAGTCTATGATTACGATTTGGAAAATCTCCCGGAAAATCTAACTAAAACCGAAAAATCCTTTAGAAACTTCCAAATGATGATGAGGGAGATGATGAAGGTTCCAAAACAAAGTACAACAGGAGTAACTGGAACTGAGGCAGTTTCTAAAACACAACAAATACAATGTCAAACAATAAATTCATACATAAAGGAATTTTTAAGTTTTGACTACGTATTCAAGTACGGAAACCCAAGTTCATTTGATAAAAAGTTATTTTATAGTTTTTCTAATAAATTTATCGAGGACCCATACACATGGGAAAAATACACAGAGTCATCACCTAATGCACTTCCAGTACAAGGGGGTAGTGTTACTTTGTCAACCTCAGAAACTAACTATCTTGAAGAATGGAAAACACTAAAGGTGTGGGTTGGTTTTTCAGACATACCTGAGTTGACTTATAAAGATAGCGGTTCATTTATTACTGACTTTTTCATAGACCTTAACATTGGATTTAATGTACAAAATATTAAAAACTTTGCTCCGATAATTAAAATATATGCGACCCAAAAATTAACACAGAACCAACCACCAACATCGATTTCACCACCACCAATTCCACCCGTATTACCTCCTGAACAATATGTTGGATTGATTATAGAAATATTCACCCTGAATAATGGTTCTACCATAACAATTTATAAAGAAAACGAAAATAAAGTTGCCGTCTTTAGAAATTTTGAACAACAAATTTTGTTTGTAGGTGAAAAAGTTGATATTTCAGGGTCAACAACAAATTTAACTTTAGCAAATACCGCCATAACAGAAATCTATGGAAATATTTCACAGTCACCTTTGGACCCACAATATATAGCCGCGACCACCACGCCACCCGAACCTCAGTTCCCACTAATCCCAAGTTCATCTAACAATTGGGGTAAAGTTTCATTCATAAATAAAATGGATAATTATCTCAGGGAAGTTGACACCTTCCAAGGGGATATCATCAACAATTTAATGATTACCCTGAGAGCAAAATTACCAACAATAACTGTTGAACAAAGTAATGGACCTAGAAAAGATTTAGACGGAACCCAAACAAAATTGGAACTTTGGGAGTCATTCAAGGCCACAAACGATAAGTGGATATCGGGAGGTGACTTTAAATCCAAAACAATATTCGAGGATTTATTATTGTTAGATAGAGCTAGCCGAAATATTGGAGATACGGTTATAGCGGACATATTTCATTTGAAAAACTTTATAATGGATGCAAGTCCTAAGATGTCAGTTTTAAGTTTTGCCCAATCTGTTTTACTACGTAATAACTTTATGATAATGAACATACCTTCATATGTTAATTTTTATAACGTACAAGACGCGGTTAAAAATCCAAAACCAAAACCAGAGGGAACCTTAGAATTTGCTAACACTTTATTCGGAACATTTTTGAATGTGGACTATAGAGATTCTTCATCAAAAATGGTATGTTTCTTTATTTCAAAACCATCAGAACATTTGGCCATCAATAAGAATGTTGATTATAGATTCAAAGATGATGCTTTTGATTTAAGAAAAACATCAAATCCTTTAGTTGAAAACCAAGTTGGAAAAACCGATTGGGATAAGTCAAACAAGGTAGTAGGATTTAATGTAGATATTGGACCTCAAAATCAACAAATCTTCCAAGGATTTAATGTTTCACAAGATGCCGGAGTCTCAACTGCAGAATCTTTAGAGGTTATAAATCAAATGGCAAATCAATCTGGTAACAGAGGTGGGGCAACACAAAACTTATCATTATATAACATATATAAAAACAGGAGTTACAAATGTAACCTTACAATGATGGGTAATGCCATGATACAACCTAGTATGTATTTTAATCTAAGATACGTACCAATGTTTAGTGGGCCGTATATGATTTTAGATGTAACACACCATATAACACCTGGTAACTTTAATACGGTTGTTTCAGGTATTAGACAACCCACGGCTTCCCTTCCTAAGATTGACCAATTTGTACAAACAATACGAACCAATTTATTAAAGGTTATCAAAGATAAATTAAAAGTCGAGTCAAGTTCAAACACACCACAAGTGACAACTGAAGGAACAACACCGGCTCAAACAACTAACAATAACAGTGTTACAACACCAACAAGCCCACAAGGACCTACATCTAACACAACAACAAATTCGGTTGACCAATTAAGATTATTAGTTAGTGAGTTAACTAATAGTCCTGCAAGTACAAAATCAGCAAATCAAGAATGTACACCATCCTCAGATTATGGAACATACACTAAGGCGGAAATTGTAAAAAAAGAATTCAACTCGTCTCAAATGTGTGAAATTTTAAATTCGGTCTTGAACCTTAATGGAGGTGCAAATACTAAATTAGCTCACACTATTTTTGCTTTTATGTGGTTAAATTCTAATGGGTCATCGGTTGGTTTTTCATCAAATAACTTTAATTTTGGTGGAATTGATTTAACAAGTTCATGGGGACAATCAGGAGAATCGGCATTCATTAAACAGTATTATTGTTCTAGTGATAATGTACCATATGTTTCATTCCAAGATACTGAAAAATTTATAAAATTCTTATCTAATAGATGGAGAGCTAGAGCAGCAACAATAACACAAGATAATTACAAAGAAATAACCAAATTTATAATATTAAACTCAAAACAGAACATTAAATCTGAGTCTGTCTATGAAGATATGGATATTATTGATTTAGCAAATATTGAAAGTCAAGTTCAATCCGCTATTTTTACTTATGACCAAGTTAATAGACTTTTAGATACCTCAACAACAATCATAACACAACCACAATTATTAAATATATCAAGAAATGATATCGTCGACCCCAAATTCTTAATAACTGTGAATAACACTCCAAATAATAATTGGATAATGATAGTGGCGGAATATAAGATAACCGCACCATCGGAGTGTTCACAAACTGTTTATGAATATAATGTTTCTAATTTGATTTCAGCAAATAAACAAAACATGTCAATATCTTTGGAAGATATACAATCAGATTCAGATTGTTTAAGTACATTAGTTGAGATAGTTAAGTTTAGAATAACTTTGAATCCTGTTCTGAATGACGGAGTTACATTCGATAACTCTAGAAGTCAAACTATACAGTATATTAGTGGATTATTTTAAAATAAAAGATATTTATAAATAAAAACATATGAGCACCAAAGATATACTAGATGGTTATTTGGGTAAGAATACCCGAATTACAGAAAGAGACAATGGTAATGGTTACAAGGAAGTTTGTGACTTAGATACTGGGGAATGTTATACTCTTAGAATGAAAGATGGTTTGATTGAGAGAGTTGACAACACAATGAACACAAATAAAAAAATTCAAGTTGAAACACTTCATGGTGTGAAACAACTTTTAAACGGATAATAAAATGGGAATTGATTCTAAAATTTTACAGGAGTTAAATAGACATAATTCTATTAACCAATATATTACTGAACAAGAAGTCCCACCTCCACCACCAGCCGAGGACCCCGCAGCGGTTCCACCACCTGCAGACGCAGGGGCGTTACCTCCAGCACCTGGCGCAGAGGTTCCACCGGCTCCTGAAGCTCCGGCCCCACAACCTGTGGATGTTGCAACTGACCCTGATGTTGAAAAGATTGGAGAAGAAGGTGCTGAGAAAAAAGGGGAAGAATTAGAAATTACGGACCTTGTAAAATCTCAGAAAAACATCGAGACAAAACAGGAAGAATATTTCGATAATTTATTCAAACATTTGGAAGACTTAGAGTCAAAGTTATCAAATATGGACCAAATTGTTACAAAACTTAATGACTTAGAGGCAAAAGTTGAAAAATATAGAGTTAAAAGTCCTGAGGAAAAATTAGAACTTCGTAGTTTAGATTCAGGTCCATTTAACCAAAAACTTAGTGATTTTTTCGAAGATAAAGAAATTGATATGGAAAAATCAGGAAAAAATGAATATATTTTAACAAAAGATGAGGTTGAGGAATATTCACCGATTGACATCAAAAAAAGTTTCAGAGACTTTGGAGATGAGGAATCAGGAGACTTCACCGAAGTAAGATAGTAAAGTGGGGTCAAAAGACCCCATTTTTGATTTGACAAACAAACGGCTGGCACTTATATTTTATAAACAATTTAAATTTTAATTTTATGGCGACAAACAATTCTTTAGATGCGATTCTTTCGCAGTACGAACAATCAAAACAAGGCGGTTCATCTAACGCCTCTAAAATGTCACAAGATGAGAGAATGAAAAAGTACTTCGCGGCTATCCTCAAGGATAACGAGAAGCAAGGTCAAAAACGACTCCGTATTCTACCAACCAAAGACGGAAGTTCACCATTCAAGGAAGTATGGTTCCACGAAGTTCAAGTTGACGGTAAATGGCAAAAATTCTTCGACCCAGGTAAGAACGATAACGAGCGTTCACCACTTAGTGAGGTTTATGAAGAACTCATGTCAACTGGTAAGGAATCCGATAAGGAACTTGCAAAACAGTACAAACCTCGTAAGTTCTATATTGTTAAGGTTATTGACCGCGACAACGAACAAGATGGGGTTAAGTTCTGGCGTTTCAAACACAACTACAAGAACGAAGGTATTTTGGATAAAATTATCCCAATCTTCCGTCAAAAAGGTGATATTACTGACCCTGATAATGGTCGTGACATCATCCTTGAGTTGA